GATGGCTGCCAGCATCGCCGCCTCCGGTGATGACCCGGCCGAGTTCATCGACACCACGCTGAAGGTCTCCGAGCGCCGGTACGCGGCGCTGCCCGAGGCGTGGCGCAAGGGGTTCGAGCCCGCCCGCACCGTGAAGACCGGTACGCTGAAGGTGACCATCGCGCCGAACGAGGCCGCGCAGTGACGGTGCTCGCGCCGATCTCCAACGCATCCGCCTGCGCCCGGTGCGCCGCGGTGACGAATACGACGCCGCGCAGGCGCGGTCGAAGGTCCAGCGCCGAGGTGGGCAGATGCCGAGGGATGTTGCAAACGCCAACATCCCTGCGGTGGCCGACCTCGGCCTGCGCCGCGACCAGATCCACGACACCCGCCAGAGGCCAATCGTCTCGACGCGCTGTTTGCGGCGGTCACCGCCGACACTGTGCACATCGAAACACCGCACCTCACGCACACCCTTTCAGCCCAAGGAGCAACTTGATGGCCATTTCTCTTTCATCCCTGCAAACGACCTCGGCCCTGACGCCTCCACGCATCCTGATGCATGGCGTTGCCGGTGTCGGCAAATCCACCTTCGCGGCTGATGCGAACAGGCCCGTGTTCGTCATGACCGAAGATGGCCTTGGCAAATTGCAGGTTCCGCATTTTCCGTTGGCGACCAGCTATGCCGAAGTGGCCGAGGCGCTCGATGCGCTTCTGGAGGAAGATCACGACTTTGGAACCGTCGTCGTTGACAGCGTCGACTGGCTCGAGCCGCTGATCTGGGCGGAAGCCTGCAAGCGCAACGGCTGGCAGTCGATCGAGACTCCGGGCTTCGGCAAAGGCTATGCCGAGGCGCTGACGATCTGGCGCGAATATCTCGACAAGCTGAACGCACTGCGTGATCGGAAGGGCGTCGTGATCATTCAGATCGCCCATACCGACATCAAGCGTTTCGACAGCCCCGAGCACGAACCCTACGACCGGTATGTGATCAAGCTGCAGACCCGGGCCTCGGCGCTGCTGCAGGAACACTCCGATATCGTGCTCTTCGCCAACTACCAGATCTCGGTCGCCAAGTCCGATGTCGGCTTCAACAAGAAGGTGACCCGGGCGCTCGGCTCCGGCGCACGCGTCATGCACACCGAAGAGCGCCCCGCCTTCCTCGCCAAGAACCGCTACGGCCTGCCGGACACCCTGCCACTCCAGTGGTCGGAATTCCTCGCAGCCATGCCCCAATCCGAATGACCCGCCTGAAAGGACACGACCATGGCACGTTTCGACACGTCCTTTGACGCCACCAGCGTCGAACCCACCACCGCCTACGAGCTGTTGCCTGCTGGCAAGTACCGCGCCCAGATCGTCGAGAGCGAGATGCGCGTCACGAAAAACGGGATGGGCCAGTTTCTCTGGCTGATGCTCGACATCCTCGATGGCGAATACAAGGGACGGAAGATCTTTGACCAGCTCAATCTGGTGAACCCGAACCCTACCACCGTGGAAATCGCGCAGCGCACGCTGTCGGCGCTCTGCCACGCGACGGGCAGGATGCATGTCAGCGACAGCGAGGAGCTGCACCTGATCCCGATGACGATCCAGGTGAAGATCAAGCCGCCGAAGAACGGCTACGGCGAGAGCAACGCCATCGCTTACTTGCCCCCTGAACGCGGGGCAGCTTCGACACGCGCCGCCAAGCCTGCGGCAACCGCCGCAGCGTCGCCCGCCGTGCAGACCACTGCGCCCGTCAAGATGGCCGCTGCGCCCTGGAACAAGAAGGGCTGATCTGCCGCGCCACCCTGTCCTCCTGACGGACGGGGCGGTGCGCAACCCCATCTGAGGAAACTCCCATGACTGACCTTGCCAACGCGGCCCCCGCGGCCGTGATCCATCCCGGCTTGCCTGCCGACCAGCGCCGGATGATCGACCTCGATGACGCCATTGCCAAGATCCGCACCCAGATCGCAACCGCCGATCTGGCGCGTCAGCGGGGCCACAAGCCCATCGACCCGGACTGGTTTCACCGGGCCCGAACCGCCTTGCGCCATCTAAGCCGCGAGCGCGCCGAATTGCTTGCCAAGGGGACAGGTCGCCGCCGCCGCGAGAAGCTGAAGGATGCCCTGATCGGCGTGCTGCGCGAACGCCACGACCCGGACACTTGGAACGGCATTCTGGCCGAGGCACAGGCCCGCAGCGAACGGGAGTGTCTGTGATGGCCGATCTTCCTGCCGCCCCGACGCCCACACTGATGGCGATCCATGCCGATTACGAGGCCCGCCAGGGAGATGGCTTTCGCGATCATCTTGGCGCGTCAATCATCGGCAGATCCTGCGCCCGGGCGCTCTGGTATGATTTCCGCTGGGTGACACCGTCCCATCATTCCGGACGCCTGCTGCGTCTTTTCGAGACCGGGCAGCTGGAAGAGGATCGACTGGTCCGCAACCTGCGCGCCACCGGTGCCACTGTGCTCGAAGTCGATCCCGATACTGGTCGCCAGTTTCGCGTCGAGGCCCATGGCGGGCATTTCGGGGGCTCGCTCGACGGGGTCGCCATCGGGCTGCTGGAAGCGCCGAAGACCTGGCATGTGCTGGAGTTCAAGACGCACTCGGCCAGGAGCTTTGCCGATCTGACTGCCAAAGGGGTGGTGGCATCCAAGCCCCAGCATGCCGCGCAGATGCAGGTCTACATGCACCTGACGGGCATCACGCGCGCCTTCTATGTCGCCGTCTGCAAGGACACCGATACACTGCATAGCGAGCGCATCGAGGCCGACGGCGCGATGGCCGAACGCCTGCTCGAAAAAGCCGGTCGGGTCATCTTCGCCCAGCATCCCCCGGCACGGATCAGCGAGGACCCGACCTGGTTCGAGTGCCGGTTCTGCGATCACCACGGTGCCTGCCATGAGGGCGGTGGTGCGGCCCTGACCTGTCGGTCCTGCCTGCATGCAACCCCAATTGACGGCGGCTGGCACTGCGCCCGCCACGACAGGATGCTGGCACCTGCCGAGCAGCGCGCGGCCTGCATCCGCCATCTCTTCATCCCGGATCTTGTGCCGGGCGAGGTCATCGATGCGGGCGACGATGTCGTCACCTACCGCATGGCCGATGGCTCGACCTGGGCAAACGACGCCCGCACGACGGAGGCTGCCGCATGCTGACCCTGCGCCCCTATCAACAGGCTGCGATCGGATCGATCTACGGCTATTTCCAGAACCATAAAGGCAATCCGCTGGTGGTCATCCCGACTGCGGGCGGCAAGTCGCTCGTCATGGCCGCCTTCATCGAAGGCGTGCTGAAGACCTGGCCTGATCAGCGCATCCTGATCGTCACACATGTCCGTGAGCTGATCGCCCAGAACCATGCCGAGATGATCGGGCTCTGGCCCGAGGCCCCGGCCGGCATCTATTCAGCGGGCCTTGGCAAGCGCGAGGCGCGGGCCCGCGTTCTCTTTGCGGGCATCCAGTCCATCCACCGACGCGCCCATGAGGTGGGCCATACGGATCTGGTGCTGATCGACGAGGCCCATCTGATCCCGGGCAACTCGAGCACGATGTATCGGCGCTTCCTCGACGGGCTGGCGCAGATCAATCCGGCGCTCAAGGTGATCGGTCTCACCGCCACGCCGTTCCGGCTCGAGAGCGGCATGCTGCATGAGGGCAGTTCGGCGCTCTTCACCGACATCGCCTATGAGGCGCCGGTGCGAGAGCTGATTGATGCGGGCTATCTCAGCCCTCTGGTCTCGAAACTGCCCGCGACCCGGCTCGACGTGTCAAGGGTGGGCACCCGCGCAGGCGATTTCATTGCGCGCGATCTCGCGGCGGCTGTCGACAAGGAAGCCATCACCCGCGCGGCAGTTACCGAGATCATCGAACACGGGGCCGAGCGGAAATCCTGGCTGGCCTTCTGTTCGGGCGTCGAGCACGCGCGCCATGTGGCTGAAGAGTTCTGCCGCCAGGGGATCAGCTGCGGCACGATCTTCGGCGACACGCCCAAGGAAGAGCGGGATGCGATCATCGCCGTCTTCAAGCGTGGCGACATCCGCGCGCTGGCCTCGATGGGGGTGCTGACCACCGGCTTCAACGCGCCGGGCGTCGATCTGATCGCGCTGCTGCGCCCCACGAAATCCGCCGGGCTCTATGTGCAGATGGTCGGCAGGGGCACGCGCCTTGCGCCTGGCAAGGAAAACTGCCTGGTTCTCGACTTTGCCGGAAATGTCCGCCGCCACGGGCCCATCGATCTGGTGCGCCCGAAGCGCCCCGGCGAGGCTGGCGGCGGCGAGCCGCCGACCAAGGTCTGCCCGATGTGCGAGAGCATCGTGGCACTCTCGGCGACGGAATGCCCGGACTGCGGATACGTCTTCCCGGCCCGCGAGGTGAGAATCGCCCCAACCGCCGCCACGCTGCCGATCCTCTCCCCGAAGACACCGCAATGGCTGCAGGTCTCAGGGGTTTCCTACAGCCGCCACGACAAGCTGGGCGGGCTGCCTTCGCTCAAGGTGACCTACAGCTGCGGTCTCACATCCTACAGCGAATGGGTCTGCATCGAGCATCAGGGGTACGCGCGCCAGAAGGCGGCGGAATGGTGGCGCAAGCGCGCGCCGGGCTGCCCTGTGCCGCTCAGCGTTGATGAAGCCATCGCGCAAACGGCACGGCTTGCGCGCCCCAGCGACATCTCGGTTCGCCCCTCGGGCAGGTACTTTGAAATCTCTGCCTACAGGTTCGCCTCATGCGTCCATCCCACTCCGGCCTCTGCGCCGTCTGCCACCGGCAACCTCGCGGCTTTGGCTGGTTCGACGCCGGTTATCGGATCGCTGAAGCGCGGCGCGACGCAAGCCGCAAGCACCTCTGCAGCCGCGTCTGCCAGGACCTCTGCCATGGGAGGAAGGGCATGATCGATCCGACCCCCAATGAAGCCGAGGCGATGACGGTCGGCGGCAGTCAAGGCGGCGAGTACCTCGAGAGCATCGGCAAATCCGATCTCGCCAGCCTGACCGAGACCGAGTGGGACCGCTTCATCGACGCGGTCGTCACCGGCTACTGCGATCACCTGCGCGAGCTTGCGGGCAAGGACCGCACGCGGCTCGACGCCATGAACCCCGAGGTACCCTTCTGATGGCTGACACATCCTGGATGGCGCGCTTTGGCGCGCGGCTCGTCACCAACGGCTACGCCATTCTGCCGATCGGCCCGGGCACGAAAAAGCCCGGGCAATTCAAACGCGGCGCATGGACCGATTACCCGGAATGGAACCGCCACACTGAGCGATCCACCACGGATGTGGAGGTCACGACATGGTCCAACTGGCCCGATTGCGGCATCGGCATCGTTGGTGGCGCGGTCGCAGGGGTCGATATCGATATCGTTGAGGATGCCGAGCTTGCACTGCAGATCGAGCAGCTGGCCCGCGCGAGGCTGGGAGACACACCCGCCCTGCGCATTGGCCGGGCCCCGAAGCGGATGCTGGTCTATCGCGCCGCGCAGCCGTTCCATGGGATCAAGCGTCATCCGCTGGAAATTCTGTGCCTCGGGCAGCAGTTCCTGGCATATGCCAACCACCCCGATACCGGTGCGCCCTATGTCTGGCCAGATGAGGCGCTGGCCGACATCGAGATCGGCGATCTGCCGGAGATCTCTGGCGAAGCGGCTGCCGCCTTCCTCGATGAGGCCTACGCGCTGCTGCCCGAGGCCCTGCGCCAGCGGGGTCTTTCGCTGGTCACATCCGCAACAAACCATCTGCGCAGCCATAGTCAGATCGGCACCCTGCCTGCGATACAGGCAGCACTCGCGTGGCTGCCCAATGCTGAACTCGATTACGACAGCTGGATGCGGATCGGCATGGCGCTGAAAGGCGCGCTCGGTGACGCTGGCGGCGATGTCTTTGCCGAGTGGTCCGCGCAGGCTGCCAAGGACATGCCCGCAACCACGGCCAAAGCCTGGGCCAGCTTCAAGCCCGACCGGATCGGGGCAGGCACGATCTATCATCTCGCCATGCAGCGTGGCTGGCAGCCCGAGCCCGACCTTCACCTTGATGGCAGCCTGCCCGAGGAAGGGGAGCATCCGGCCGCGGGGCTGCTGGCAAGGCTGGATGTAGCGGCAGCCGCCCCTGTAGCGACTGCGTCCACACCAGCCCATTTGCTGGTCATCCCGGACGGTCTGGTGGGGGAACTCACCGATTACATGCTCTCGACCGCACGCCGTCCGCAGCCGCTGCTGTCGCTCGGGGCAAGTCTCTGCGCGATCGGCGCGCTGATGGGGCGGCAATACCGGACGCAGAGCAACCTCCGCTCGAACCTTTATGTCGTCGGGATCGCCGATAGCGGATCGGGCAAAAACCACGCCCGCGAGATCATCAACGAGACCTTCTTCGAGGCGGGGCTGGCCCATCACCTTGGCGGCAACAAGATCGCCTCCGGCGCGGGGCTTCTCACCGCGCTGCATCGCCAGCCAGCGATCCTGTTCCAGATCGACGAATTCGGCATGTTCTTGTCGGCGGCCGCGGACCGCAAGCGCAGCCCGCGCCACATCACCGAGATCCTCGACAACATGACCGAGCTCTACACCGCCGCCGGCGGGATCTTCCTCGGGGCCGAGTATGCCAACCGCGATGGTTCGAACGAGCGGCGCGACATCAATCAGCCCTGCCTCTGCGTCTATGGCACCACGACCCCGCTGCATTTCTGGGGTGCGTTGCAGGGCGCCAACGTGGTCGACGGCTCGCTCGCCCGTTTCCTGATCCTGCCCAGCGACGAGGATTACCCGGATGAGAATATTGCCGTGGGCATCCGGCAGGCACCGCCTTCACTGATCCAGGTGCTGCAACGCATTGCGTCTGGTGGAGGGCACAGCAAGGACAATCTGGCTGGCAAGACCGGTGATCAGAACACTGCCGTGACCCCGGCAATGGTGCCCATGACCGAAGACGCCCGCGCACGGTTCCAGCACCTGAGTCTGGCGCTGACAGACGAATTGAGAGCGGCCGCCGGTACGGCGTTCACCGCGATCCTCGCGCGCATTGGCGAAAACGCCTTGAAGCTGGCGCTGATCGTGGCGGTGGGTCGGGATCCGGACCGGCCCGAAATTGACATCACGGCAACGGACTGGGCCATAGGCTTCGTTCGCCACTATGCGCAGCGG